TGGGTCAGAGTACACACTCTACCTCTATCCTTTCCTTTGAGGACGGAGGAAATGTTGGTTATGCTCGTGACAAACTTTATGGTAGCCCTAAGATTGTGTTTGAGGAGGGTATCTACGAAAGTAGACGCTCAATTCATTCATATATCTGTGAGCCTCAACTAATAGGGTTCGTCGCTGAGAAGTACAGATTTATTTGCCCTGTCCCTGTCTATAGTCGAACATTCTTGCCCATACAGAAATTGGTTAACCAATTTCCTGATGAGGTGTTCGAGTTCCGAGATATGTGTTTGGATAATCATCCGTCACGTTTAGAGGCCATTCCTGCTTGTATCCTCGAACCTATGAAGGTTCGACTGATAACAAAGCCTGGTTTGGGTCTTCATGTAAGGATGCATAAACTCCAAAGATCCTTGCGCAAGTTTCTTTATGGTTCTCTGCCTGACATCTTTAAGTTAACTGGTGGTACTCTCACAAGAGAAGATCTTTGGTCCATTGTAGGTGACGGAATGGAATATGATGAATTCATATGTTCCGGCGACTACAGTGCGGCCACTGATAATCTCTTGGGAGATGTTACTGCCCGTATATACAAGAATGCCTGTGCTGATCGAGTTGGATTGAAAGATCCCAGACTCTATGAGAACGCTAAGAACTCGCTGCAAGGTGTACAAATCCTACAGACAAGGACAATGACTCCCACCTATAAGGATCCTGGTGGAGGGAAAAGTATACTCAATAATTATGAGTATCAACTCGAGGATTTCCGTCAGACTAATGGACAGCTGATGGGCCATGTCCTATCGTTTCCGATCCTATGCATAGCTAATTACTGTGCTTTTTGGGACTCCTGTGAAAGGGCCCTAGGATTTGAATTGACCTTCGCTCAGATGCGTCGGTTCTTTCCGGTTCTCATTAATGGTGATGACATCTTGTTTAAGACAAAACGTTGCCATTATGAAATCTGGATGAAAACGATTAAGGAATATGGCTTTGATCCTTCAGTTGGTAAGAATTACTTTTCCGATAAGTTTTTGCAAATAAATTCCGAGTTATGGAAGATAGATACTTTTCTG